AGAGGCAGAGCAGACCCTGGATAATTTTTATAGCAATACCCCAAAGCTACGCCCTCTCATCACTAAGGTTCAAGGGTATGCCAAGGAAGGGTGGGTTCCTGGGTTGGACAATCGTCGTGTACAAGTACGATCCGAACACGCAGCTCTTAACACTCTTCTGCAATCGTGCGGGGCTATTATCGCCAAACAATGGAACATTGAAATGCACAACACATTTAGACAACGTAAACTTGAAGTACGACAGGTTGCATTTGTGCATGACGAAATCCAGATTGAAGCAGCGGAATCAGATGCTGAGGAAGTTGCAGCAATCATGGAAGAATCAGCAGTCAAAGCGGGGATTGCCTTGGGCTTTCGTTGCCCAGTAGCTGCTGAGTCTAAAGTGGGAAAAAACTGGTATGAGACACATTGACATTTGTGTCAAGCCAGTATAAACTAATCAGGTCACCAACTAAGGAGAATGACATGGCTAAAAACCCATCTGTTAAAATTGAAGCCGACGTAATGTGGGCAGGTAACATGGTCACACCACGTGATTCAGGTCAGTACGCTGACGGTAAGTATCACGTCGATCTAACTAACCTGGATGCAGACGCTGTCAAGGCTTTAGAGAGTCTAGGTCTCAAAGTAAACTTCAAAGACGACAAAGGTAAATTCCTTCACGTCAAATCACAACGTCCGATGCAGGTGTTCCACTCTGATGGATCTCCAGTAGAAGGTAGTGAAGTTGGTAATGGCTCTAAAGCCCGTGCGCTGATGAGCTTCTACGAAAACTCTTATGGACGTTTCCCGTCACTGGTTAAGATGGTTGTCACAGACCTGGTCAAGTACGACGCAGGTGCATCCATTGATGAACTTCTAGAAGACACAGAAGAGACTTTGTAATGAAGTTCACCCATGCGATCATTGACAGCGACATCCTAGTCTATCGTATTGGGTTTGCGTCTAATGAAGAAGATGAGGAGACCGCTATCAGGACGATGGCGGGATTCTTAGAAGAGCTGCTTCTGTTTGACCTTCCGCAGTGTAAGACATGGAGTCTTCACCTGACGGGTAAAGGGAACTTCAGAGATGACATTGCAGTCACAGCACCATACAAAGGTAATCGTGTTGGGAGTGTAAAGCCTATCCACTACCAAGCCCTACGTGATTACCTCTGTCATTCATGGGAGGCTGTTGTATGGAATGGTATGGAGGCTGACGACGCTGTGGCTATAGAGGCTACAGAGTTAGGTGACAAGGCAGTCATCATCAGTCTTGACAAAGACCTCAATCAGATCCCTGGTTGGCACTATAACTTTGTTAAGAATGACCTCTATCATCTCACTGAAGAAGAAGCAAACCTCAACTTCTATAAACAATTCCTCACCGGAGATACTGTAGATAACATCAAAGGTGTGAAAGGAATCGGAGATAAGAAAGCACAGAAGCTACTGGAAGGTAAAACTCCAGTAGAGATGTGGGAGATTATCGTAGAGAAGTTAGGTCAAGAACGGGCAATAGAGAACGGTCATTTACTGTATATGCTTCGCAGCACTCAGGATACTTTCAAGCCCCCTGTAGAGGTTAAGGATGAAAGCACAGTCAGCGAAAGCTAAAGGTAGACGACTCCAACAGACGGTACGTGATGCAATCTTAGAAGCGTACCCGTCTTTAGAGCCTGATGATGTACGTTCAACAAGTATGGGAGCAGGTGGAGAGGATGTTCAACTGTCTCCTGCAGCAAGGAAGCTCTTCCCATACTCAGTTGAGTGTAAGAATCTATCCAAGATTGCAGTGTTTAATTACTACGAACAGGCTTGTGGTCACGGTGGTCATGAGCCTTTAGTGGTTATTAAGCAGAATCGGTCTAAGCCTTTGGCTGTTGTAGACCTGGATCACTTTATGAAGCTAGTAAAGAGGGCTAAGAAATGAGTGACGGTAAAATCTATGTTGATTTCACAATCAGCAGTTACGATAAGACAACCAACGTAGCGTTCCACGTTGATGAACAGTCAGTGTGGCAAGAAGTTTTATCACCCATCATTGAAACTTTTGAAGGTCATTGGGGAAACGTTGTAGACATCAGCGAACACAGCGCAACTACTGGAGACTCTGTAGGCATCTACTACCCAGGTAAATACGATGAACGATAATGTAAACTCTCCCAAGCATTACATCCTCTACACAGACTGTAACAAGTTTCCAAGTGGGTTGGAGGTCATGGATATCAGAGAGGCTCTAGCAGCTAAGATAGGAGCCACTACCTCCATGACCCATCTAGACTATTCAGACTGGGACAGAGCCTTAGAGTACCTTATTAGAGCACCGTTTAAGAACGGTAAAGAAGATATTGAAAAAGCTGAGTTCTACATTGATCGTTTACGTAATCGTATGCGTGAGAACGGGATTGACAATTTCAAGAAACTGTAGTACAATAGTAGGTTCGCACTGCCGATGATAACGCTCAGAGAACTGATAGAGAAACTGAAGCAATTAGATGAAGTCACTCTGGTGGAAACACTGGAGTTGACTTCTTCTGATATTGTTGATCGGTGTGTCGATCTCGTTGAAAACAAATATACAACCCTAACTGGAGAATTTGATGAGCCAACACCTTGGGATTCAGATTGACTATGAAAGAGATAATCGACTCAGTGAACAAGCAACTACGCTCATGCGTGACTACTATATGCTTGAGCACGAAACAAGCCCTCAACAAGCCTTTGCACGTGCTGCAGTGGCTTATTGCTATGATGACCTTGACCTGGCACAACGCATATACGACTATGCTTCAAAAGGTTGGTTCATGTTCGCTTCTCCTGTTCTATCTAATGCCCCAGAACCGAACGGAAAGATTAGTGGCCTTCCTATTAGTTGCTTCCTTACTTATGTGGGGGACAATCTTCATTCTCTTATTGAACATAATAGTGAGGTAGCATGGCTTTCCGTAAAGGGCGGAGGTGTGGGTGGGCACTGGTCAGACGTGAGATCAGTGAGCGACAAAGCACCAGGAGTGATCCCGTTCATGAAAGTAGTGGACGGACAGATGACGGCGTACAAGCAGGGGAAGACACGGAAGGGAAGCTACGCAGCTTACCTAGACGTAAGCCATCCTGATATAGAAGAGTTCATCAGTTTTAAAGTAGCACAAGGCGGTGACATCAATCGTAAGTGCTACAACTTATTTAATGCTGTGAACATCACAGATGAATTTATGACAAAGGTGATACAGAAAAATGCAGAAGATAGACAATGGAATCTCACAGACCCAGATACAGGAATTGTTAGAGATACAATCGACGCTCGTGGACTTTGGACAGACATACTTAAAGCTCGCTTCAGAACTGGGAGTCCTTACCTTAACTTTATCGACGCAGCCAGAAGAGGCTTACCGGAAGCTCAAAGAAAACTTGGACTGTCAATTATGGGCAGCAACCTCTGCAATGAAATCCATCTCGCAACAAGTGAAGAGCGCACAGCAGTCTGTTGCCTCTCCTCAGTCAACCTTGAAGCCTACGATGAGTGGAGAACAAGCGGAATGGTTGGAGACCTTGTCAGATTCTTGGACAACGTGCTTCAATTCTTTATTGACCACGCACCAGAAGAACTATCAAAAGCTGTCTACTCAGCTTACAGAGAGCGTTCAATCGGCCTTGGAGCAATGGGGTTCCACGGATACCTCCAAAGCAAAGGCATAGCATGGGAGTCATGGCAAGCAGCCTCAGACAACTACCAGATCTTTAAAGAGATCAAGGAGCAAGCAGTTGAAGCAACCTATCAATTGGCGACAGAGCGTGGTGAATGTCCTGACGGCGTTGGTACAGGGGTTAGAAATATGCATCTACTGGCTATTGCTCCTAACGCTAACAGCTCTATCTTATGTGGCTGCAGTGCCTCTATTGAGCCTCGCATATCTAATTGCTATGTTCACAAGACAAGGGCGGGAAGTCATACGGTTAAAAATCCTTACCTGGAGAAACTTCTAGATGAGAAAGGTCAGAACACCAAGAAAGTATGGCAGTCTATCCTTGAGAATGAAGGCTCTGTACAGCACTTGGAGTTTCTATCCGATGACCAGAAGGATACTTTTAAAACAGCGTTTGAACTTGACCAAACATGGGTTGTGGAACATTCGGGTAAACGACAGGAGTTCA